TGCCTCGGTATATATCCGGGCCCGACACGTATCCTCGGTAAGTCGACAGGCTCGGGTCCACCCAGTGGTATACGCAGAAAGGGATAACATCACTGTTTGTGGCTAATTCAACAAGTTCATCTTCCACTAATTTACGCTCAGTCATTTAACTATAATGCTTAAAATAAATTGTTATTTTATGTAGCCATTCTTGCGAAGCTCTCCCATTAAGAACTCCCTAATCTTTTCGAGTTTGACAGTGTAAGGTACCTCGATAAGTACTATATGATTCTCTTTGCAGATTCTTCCTTTCATATCGTCCCTATACTTCTGGTTCATAAAGTGGTCTTTGCTTCGGTGGAAATACGGGGTGTACTTGTAGTGTTGTACACCGTTATACTCTACAGCTAGACTTAGTTCTCTATTGTAACAGTCGAGTTCCAGATTGAAGTTTCCTCCTGTCACTGGGTTCCGTAGGAAGTCGGGTCTTTGGGAAGGGAATGGTTTTCTGAAGAGACTTTGTAGTACTCTACGACACTCGGCCTCGCCTTTACTCTGCCGAGGGGGTCCCCTCTTCCTGCTACCTTGCGAGGAGGAGACTCTACCTTTGGACGGAGATACAAAGTATTGTCCAGGTTTTGAATACGTACCCTTATTCCCCTTGAACTTGTTATACAGTGCAAAGATTATGAGCGCAGCGACAGAGAGTCCTAGACAGATCTCGAACCCTCTATCATTCCATAGTTTTGTTACTTTCTTCCATACCATCTTTATCCTTATACAGATTTTCTTTTACAAACGGTATACTCTTCTTGCATAGAGGGCACTCGGCCTTGTAGTGACCCCACTCTTTAATGCAATGTTGGTGGAAGATATGGTCACACGAGAGTACAGCTACTTCCTCATCAGCGACAAATTTATCCCAGCAGATGGTACAAGTGTGTTCTCTCTCGCCCTCTTTCTGGTATTTACGCAAAGCACTATCGATACGCTTTGTATTATCTCGCTGTAACTCGGTCTGAGCGCTGCTTGCTCTTAATGCGCTCTCTATCAGACGTCGCTCCAGAGATCTAGTTGCCATCATCTCGTCAAACCAAAAGAATGCTCCTAAACTCGACATGGGAAAGGATTCACTCTCTATCTGACCACTCTCAAAATCATGTGTGGGGTCTCCAAAAGTGTACCTTCGGGTGACAAGAGTGTTGTCGTCGCCTCCACTATATGTAGTCTCAATACTGAATCTAATTGCGGACATTGTTTTCTTCTTATCTTTAGACAACTCTTCATAAATCATTTTTTCTTTTAGTAGAAAGGTGTAGAATTCCAACCAAGATGATTAAAAAGTTTTTGGCATACATCGTCATGAAAAAGCTTGCGGTCTATTGTCTTTAGTATGATAAACTCTTCTTTCTTACATGGATGTTTATGTCGCAGCAGAAGTTGATACAAGACATACTGAGTGTTGATAAAGTTCTTCCTATTGATGTGTTTAAATTTGCGGTCATATAACTCCGTTAGAGCGTCAAAATCATCCAAGAGTTGATCCTCCAAGTGGCTGATATCATCCGCTTTGATACCTGTGAGAGTGTGATGGATGAGGTGAACATTCTCGTAGTGGTTGGAGTATCCCAGCTCTTTCAAGAACATCAGAATATGATTCTTGGTTACGTTCTTGAATCTTTCCTCTGACGGGCCTTCCTTGGGTCCTTCCAGCAGATGGTGTCGACTAAATTGCTCTTCGAGGTCTGTATAGACCACCCGGGGGATAGTACAATTCTGCTTACCTTGGTACTGTTTCACGCAGTCACGAAAATGCACCTTACGATCATACATATACTTACTAGATATGTTGACCCGGTCTATGTCGTTATAGGAAGAATTGTGTTTCATGACTGTTTGTTGTGCGAAACAGACCATACATATGTAGGTATTCCGATCAATTATGTCGAAATCCTTCTTATTGCGGCAATTAGCACAAACTACATTATGGGGCTTTGAGTCCTCATTACCCTTGTTAATGTCGATGTACTTGCGGGCAACATTCAAGTATCTCTTAACGAGCACTCTCTTGGCTTTGTTCCCCTTTGCCGGTCTACCCATGAAGTTCATCTTAAGAGGTACTCGTAACATGGTCTTGTAGTTCTCGACAAGATGAACACTCTCAGCAACATAAAAGTTAAACTCCGCCCTACTCTCGACTTGCTGAATCTGGACCTTCAGACGCTGATGCTCATCTTGCACATTCCTGTAGAGCCTCCCGGATAAAGTTTTGGACTCCAAAGATTTCTCAAGATTGGCCAACTTCTTTTTGTGTGCGGGGAGCTTAGCATACTCTTCTTCGAAGCGTTGACGAATCCTAGCATCGATGGTCAAGATATTCTTATTAGACATCGTCCTTTCTCTCTCTTCCAGATTTGTTTAAGTAGGCCGGAATCTCACGCTGAACTAGAATTATACCTTTCTTTCCAATCTTAAATAGCTGTGGTTGCCCCTAGGCTTCCCTAGAGGACGTTGTAGGGTTCGTTTACGGCGCGCTTTCATTCCGTATCTCTATTACCATCTCGCCGACAAACTTCTAGTGTCTTCCTTCGAACGACGCTTAAACAGCCCAGTACCGAACCTAAAAAAGTTACCTTTCTCTTGACACAAAGCCTAGCCATTTTTTTTGTAATTTAAAAATTTAATCTTGCTCTATTAATAAAAATGGCATCTATCTGCACATCCAATGTAACCTCCGGCTTCATCGATCTTGCGACCTTCGACGAGATTGAGAAGTACCTCTATGGTGGCCCCGACGCTACCGCCTATTTCGTTCGTGAGACGCGTAAGTCCACGTGGTTCACCCAGGTCCCAGTTGCCTTGTCGCGTGCCTCTGGCTCGCCGGCCTTCAACCAGGAATTTGCTTACAGCATTTCGCGTGCTGGTGACTACTTGCTCCACACCTGGCTTCGTCTCCAGACCCCGTCTGTCCAGGGCACTAACGCTATGGGTGCAGGAGGTGTCTCCACCACCCTTCGGTGGACGCGCAACTTCATGCACAACATCATCCGTGAGTGCTGCATCACGTTCAACGACCTAGTGGCGGCTCGGTTCGATAACTACCACTTGGACTTCTGGGCGGCCTTCACTGTGCCGGCCGGCAAGCGCAATGGCTACAACAACATGATCGGTACCTTCCCAGCCATGGTCCAGGGTGCTACTGGTCCCGCTGGTGGCGCCAAGCCGGTGCTCCCGTCGTTCACGCTCAACCTCCCGCTCCCGTTCTTCTACAGCCGGGACAGCGGTGTTGCACTTCCGACGGCGGCCCTCCCGTATAACGAGATGCGTGTTAACTTCGCCTTCCGTGACTGGAGTGACCTTCTCATCATGTCCGACAATGCCGTTGCAGGCGCTGAACAGCGTGAGGCTATTGTTCCGGCTCGTGACTTGGTCACCGGTGTCCCGCCCGTCCTAGGCCACACTCAGGTGTGGGCTGACTACGCTATTGTCTCCAACGACGAGCGTAAGCGCATGGCCTGTGCCCCTCGTGATATCCTCATCGAGCAGGTGCAGACCGCTCCTCGCCAGGCCTACACCCCGGGCGTCGCTGCGCAGCAGTCCTTCGACATCCGCTTCTCGCATGCGATCAAGGTTCTCTTCTTCTCGGTGCGCAACACTACGTGGCGGTCGGAATGGTCCAACTACATGACTTCCTCCCCTGTGACCGCGGGTGCTCTTACTAACTTCACCCCGGTAGGCTCGGCTGACCCGATCCTCCAGACCTCGCTCATCTACGAGAACACCAATCGTCTCGCGCAGATGGGTTCGGACTACTTCGCGCTTGTCAACCCGTACTTCCATGCCCCGGTCATCCCGCTCGACACCGGCTACCACATGTACTCGTACTCGCTTGACTTTATCTGCCTCGACCCGATGGGCTCCACTAACTACGGTAAGCTCACTAACGTCTCCATCGTCCCGGAGGCTTCGGTCACTGCTGTTGCTGCTGCCCTCGGTGCAGCCCTGCCGGGAGCTGGTGCTGCGCTCCCCGGTGCTGACTACCCCCAGCTCTTCGAATTCATCATCACCGCGGTAAATAATAATATAATTCGTGTTTCTGGAGGTGCATTAGGTTTTCCTGTCTTATAAACGAATTCAAACATGGCTTAACAATAAAACTGATTTTATACAA